TTTGGGATTATAATCAGTGTGTCTATATTCAAGTTTAAATATTTCTTGTTTAGATAAATCACCTATAATTTTAATCATTTCATTCATCATTCTATCGTGATTTTTCTTTTTCTTTTGAATATTTAATAAAGTGTTCGTTTCTTTTTCGCTTATCACAATATGAACATTAACTTCATTTGATTGTCCAAATCTATAGCAACGTCTTATTGCTTGATAAAATTGTTCGTAAGAGTCACTTAATCCACAAAAAACCATATCATGGCAATTCTGCCAATTCATACCAAAACCACAAATTGACGGCTTGCTAACAAGATATTTTACTTCATTATTAGAAAAACCAATCATGCTATTTTTCTTATGTTCAGAGTCATCACTACCTTTTACTTCAACACTATCTTTTATAGTTTTCTTTAACAAGTTACTTTCATCATTATAATTACACCATATTAAACAATTATCAGTTTTTGATACAATTTTATTAGTTAATTCAACTCTATCTTCAAGACTATCTTTTCTGGCTAATCTTCTCTCTGTTAAAGTTTCGGCATAATCAACAAATAAACTTCCCTCATCTGCTTTACTTTCAATGATATGCTCAATAATATTTAATTTTGGTAAAATATATTTATCACCATTAAAGCCTATATCACTAGGATTTTTTATCATAACGCACCAACTGGCAAGCCATTTATAAAATTCCTTTTCAGCGTGTTTTTTTAATCTCCAACCATTAGCACCAGAACCTTTTTTTCCCATACAATCGTTAATAAAAAACATTGCTAACATTTCATTGGTTGACATGATATCTAAAAATTCAGCATGAGTGCTTATTTCTGTAAAATCATTTGGGCTAGGTGTTGCAGTGCAACATAACTTATATTTTGTATCCTTAAATTCTTCTATAATTTGATTTTTAATTTTTCCATATTGATTTTTAATGATTGAACTTTCGTCTAATACAACACCATCAAAAACGCTCATATCAAACTTATGTATTTTTTCATAATTAGTTATGTTTATGCCCTCTTTAACATCATCTTTGTTTTCACAAATATTAACATCAATTCCAAATTTTAAACCCTCATTTTTTGTTTGTTCAGCAACAGCAAGGGGTGATAATATAATTATCTTGCCCCCCCCGTCATTTTTTTCTCATGTTCATATACGGCTTGTGAAAAAGATAATAATTGAATTGTTTTACCTAATCCAGTATCCTCAAAAAATGCACATTTACCTTTTTTTAATCCCCATTTTACAATCGCTCTTTGAAAGTCAAATAAATTTTCATTTAATTCTTCATCTTTCACATCAAATCCAGTATTGATTGTATATTTTGTTTTATTTTCTATAAACTTGCTATATTCCATGCTATTACCTCATCTTTTTCTTCTTCATTTAATTCATCAAATAATGATATTTGTTTAGGTTTATTAACGGCATTTTCACAATTTTTGACTGCTTGATTATAATAACTTCTTTTTAATTCAATTCCTACACCATATCTATTCATTAAAATTGATTGATAAACTTCACTACCAATACCCATAAAAGGTGTCAAAACAACATCACCCTCATTACTCCATAATTTCACACATCTTTCAATTACATCTAATTGCAAAGGGCAGATATGTTTTTCGTCTTTTTCATCTCTAGCACTTTTTGATTGTAAAGTGTTTGATTGTTTTATATCCATCCAAACGGGACTAGCATATTGTTGCCATAAATCAACTGGGAATGTTTCATTAGTATGAGTTATTCTTTCTTTGTTTTCGCCTCGTTTTCTCATTGTGATTACATAATCTGCTATCCCTTGTCTGCACATAGAACTATCTTTTTTGATTTGTTTGTGTAACAATCCTAATGCTTTTGTTCTTTGCATTGCCACAACTGGGTCTTTCCAAATTGTAACTCTTGAATGATAAATAAATCCTTTTTTTTCAAACAATTCAATCAATTTACCACTAAAATCTTTTATACCAATAAATCCATCTCTTGATTTTACTGTTGGTAAATCCATACAATGAAAACTTATTAATCTGCCATCTTTAATAACTCTGTATAATTGTTCAACGATATATTCAAATTGTTTATAAAATTCTTCATCATTTTTACAATTTCCTAAATCTCTTGCACTATCGCTATATGTATATAAACTTGCAAATGGTGGACTAAATATTGCATAATCAATTGAATTATTTTCAAACGCTTTTAGTATTTCGCAACTATCACCATTATAAATTGCATATTTGTCTGTTATTTTACTATCTAATACCTTAATATTTTCTTCCATGTTTACACTCCTATAGTTATTTTTAATTACATTGTTTACTTTTAATTTACCATTATAATGATACATCATCACCAAATAAATCAAAATAATTATTTATGCTTGGTAAAAATGCGTTATGGTCGTCTATATAATAATTTGCAAAAATCTTTCTAGGGTTATTCCTATAAAATTTTTTCATATGTTCAAGATTATCATTAATTGCATCAAATTCAATCCCTAATGTTTTACAAAATTCAACAGCCTCTGTTAATTTTTCATCTTCACGCATTGTATTCAAAATTATATAATCACCATTTCTTTTAACGCATTTTATTAAATCGACTACTTCTTTAATTGGTTTGCCAATTTGTGGATATTTATTTTCTACAATTGTTCCGTCAAAATCAAATGAATAAATTTTTTTATATGTTTCATCCATTTTTTAAATGCCCTCATTATTCTTTGACTTTAAACATTCGTTCAACATTTTTTGTTGCATTTCAACATATTTCTCTAATGTGCTTATATCTTCGTTTTCTAAGCACCCATTTTTAATAATCCATTTCAATACATTTTCAATGCCATAAAACCAACCAATAAATACCCAACCATATCTTTCTTCTTTCGTTTTTGCATTTTTAATCAACTTAAATTCTTCTAATTTGAAGTCTTTAGTTGTTGCTAAATAATAATATTGACATCTGTATTTGTCTTTTATTATTTCTATAATCTTTGTTTTTTCTGTTTCCATTAATATCTCCCTTTATTAATTGAATTTTTTGTTTATGTGTTGCGTATAGCAAATATTTTCTAATGATTTATAAACACTATAATACATTTCAAAAGCCTCATGTGTGCAATATTTTACCATGTAAATAATAAGATTAAAGACATATTCATCATCATTTATTTTATTTTTATCAAGTAATATTGGTAAATTATTTAATAAATCCAAATTGCTTTTAAGTTCATAATATAATGACTTTGTTTTTTTCATTATAAAATCAATATTTTTTTGGCTTTCATAATCAATACTTTTATTTTTGTACATTTGTTCAATACTTGCTTTTTCACACTTAACATAAACATTATCATCTTGATTATCGTTGATATGGATAATCAAAATATAATTATCATTTTCTTTAATAAACTCTGTTTCCATAACCATAACCCTCTACTATTTCTTCAAATTTTTGACAAGGCTTATTGAATTTTATTTCTAATTTTCCTTGTTTTCCATTTCTATTTTTGGGTACAAGTATACTATAAATTGGCTGTTCTTCGTTTAAGTCTTTGCATGTATTGTGTAAAATCAATACAGTTTCGGCACTCTGTTCAATTTCTCCACTATCTTTCAAATTAACTAAAGTAGGCTCATCATTTCCATCTCTATTAATTTGAGCCAATAGAAATACAGTTACATCATAATCTTTTGTCATTAATTGTATCTCTCTTACAGCCTCACCAATACGCTCTCTATCGTTTTGTTTTTTGCCAGTTGTCACATACCCAATGTAATCGACAAATAATATCAAATGCTCATCTCTGCTCTCTCTAGCAATAATCGACTTGATACCTCTTACACTTTTTGAGCCGTTCATGATTTTCCAATTTCTATTATGAATATTTTTAATAGTTCTTTTGATAGTATTTGATTGCGTTTCACTTAAATTAGTAAAATTGCTAATTGGAATATTCGACTCACAAGCAATCATTCTTTGATATATCTTTTGTTCATTCATTTCCATATTGAGATATATACACTTGTACTTTTTTGACAAATCATTCATTAGATTGATTGCCAAAGCACTTTTACCTACACTTGTACGTGCAGAAATAACATGAATACCATTTTTAATAAATGATATATTGTTTTCTAATTGCTTAAAATTATCAAATTCAAGCATTTCATTCTCTTTTGTGATAACTCTATAAATTTCTTCTTCACTCAATTTATTCTTATCACCAGTTTTAATAAACTCATTTTTAACGCTATCTAATTCATTTTGCATTTCTTCAAAATCTATATAACCATTGTTGCATTTATCAATTATTTCATTATATTTCCTTAATTTATAGTTGTTTTCAACTTTTTCGATATAATAATGTAAATTTGCAGATGTAACATAATGTTCTATACATTCTAACGCAAAAGAATAAAAGCCACTAAATTTATTTTCTATTTCATAGAAATCTATAATCCCTTTTTCTTTGTATTGTTTTTCAATTAAAGGGTAAATCTTTTTATAAAAATCATTTGAAAAGTGTTTACTCTCTAATTCACATTCGTTGATACATTGGGGGTTGCATATCAACATACAAATTATTTCATATTCATATTCAGTTTCGTTCATATCTAATATCCTCTAAAATCGCTCTCTTGGGGGATTAAGTCACAAATTTGAGGAAAAAATTTTTCTTTTTCGACATACTTTGTCATTCGTTTTCGTATTATACTTTCATCATAATATTTCAAAGACTCATAATACATTTTTAAAATCACTTTAAGTTCATTCGCATTATAATCTTTGTATGGGTTATTAGGATAATACAAGCGTAATTCTTGAAAAATACTTGTTAATTGGTCGTGACTTAATTTTATTTTGTTCACTTCCATTTTCTAAAATTCAAGCCCTCCAACATCAATATTTGTATTTTTCATATTTTTCTTTCCTTTGTTCCAATTCCTTATTGTTTGTAAATAATTGGAATAATTCTTACCTTTTGACTCACAATAATTTTCGCAATTCATTATTTGTGTTTCATAATCAAAAGGAAATTCTTGTTTAAGTTTACTTAATTCCTCATCAGTGAACTTAACATGTTTACACTCCTTATAAAGATGTTTGACTTTGATAGTTCTTTTTTCAACATCTTCTTTATTATAGTCTGCACATTCATGTTTCACAAATTCTTCATAAATGTTATAACTAAAGTCTTTAATAAACAAGCATAAATTAGTTGGTTTTATGAAACTACGTTTCTTTTTATCTACAAATTTAACATTCCTTTCAAAGAACCCACTTGCAATTAAATTGTTAATTCTTTGCTCTAATCCACGCTCTTTTAGATTTAAAGCGTTTAGGTTCTTATTAATTTTCTCTTTATTAAATGATATGTACTTTGTATCATTAATAATAATACTTGGCACAATATCACATGAATAAATATAAATAATGTAGTCAATAATGCAAGTATCAGCAACATCAATATTATATATATTCATTTTATCTTGATTAAATCCATTAATCGCTAACAATTACAATCACCCTTTCATATTTTTTAGTTTTTGAATAATGATAAGGTATTCTTTTGTTAACCATTTATATTTTTCTTCTTCTTCAATTTCATGATTTTTTTCATACCATATCATTTTCTTTTCGCAATAATCTTTTTTCTCTCTTGCTAATTCAATGAGAATATCAATTTCTTTTTTTGTCAAATTCATTTTTATTCCTTTTTCTTTCTATAAAATCTATCATCTTCCCATTCCAAGTCAACAATATCATTTGTGTTTGAAAAACAAATTAATGAAATATATTGTTTACCAAAAAATAATGAAGATGTGGCATTTTTGAGTATACACCATTCCTTATCCTTACTATCCCAGATAGGCATTTCAAATTCTAAATCCTCAAATTTCAAAGACTTATCATTAAAATACTCATCAATCAAATTTTTTAGGATAGTATATGAGGTTATGCTTTTTTCATAGCCAGATATTTTAGTATGATAAAACTCTAATGCCTCTATACACCTTTCCTTGTTTAACTTCAAAAAATTTCCTCCCTCCTACAAAAAAATCTCACTTAAATGAAAGGGTATTCACTAAGTGAGAAATTCATTGAATATTTATTATCTATATGATAAAATACTCTTGTAAAGTTCACTTGAATGACCCCATTCATTCTTGTTGGACTTTTTTATTTAATTTACATTTACTATTATAATACCAAAATATAACCATGTAAAGTGTTTTTCATAAAATTGATTAATATTATTCTATATATCTAATATCAAACATTTTATGTTTAGTTTTTCCTTTTAAGATTGCAACAATGCAATTTCTATCAACATATAAATCCTTACTTGCTTTTCTGATACTATCATATTGTTTAATTAAATTATTATTTTCATCAAATACACCTAATTTACGTGCTTTTGGATGTCTTTTAGCAATATTGTTTACAAAGAAACTTTTGCTTACAAAAACTAAATTCTTATAGTTTAAGTTTTTGGGGTTGTTGTCTTTATACAAAATAATATCTTTTTCATTATATTCATCTTTTCTAAATGTTTTAGCAATCAACGTGGCACAATAATATCCTTTTTTGCCTATTTTTAACTTCAACTTATCGCAACTTTTATCATACCACGGGTTTAACATTCTTTTTTGCCCTTTTTGATTAATAGAAAAGAAAAAGCCATTGCAATTAACATAATATTTAATATTTGCTTTTTCGTTCACATGAAATAAAACGTCCTCAAACATCTCATCTCTTTGTATCTTGTCATCATCTGTAGGAATAAAATAATATCCATTAAATTCAGTTCCTATAGTTGTTACATAAATAAACTTCTTTTCATCTTCAAAATTATACTTTTTCATTAATGTTTTCTTATCTCCAACATCAACAATATTTGTAATATCTTTCTTGTCTAAAACATAATATCTTTTCACGTTGCCACTCCCTTACTTTTTACTCTTAAACAGCGTTTAAAACGCTTTTGACAAGCGTTTTATTATTCCTTTATAAATTTATAGTGTTTAATTAAAAACCCTTAAAATGCCTTAAAACAGC